TATAGGCTTCATCGTTCATACGCACAGCTTTTGCATAAGCCGTTTCTAGGTCTTGGGCTAAACCTCGCTCAAGTAATTGAGCCATATCTTCCCGAACCATCTCAAAGTGCGGAAACCGCTCTTTGTTGCTACTTACCCGACTGATTTCTGAGGTCAATCGAGCATTTTCTTCTTGATCCCGTATCGCTGACAGTTGCTGAACTTGTTGCTGGGTAGCTTGAAGTTGTTGCATTAACTGTTGTTGATAAGGGTCTACATACGCCTGTTCAGGCATTTGTAAGCTATCTTGATTTAATTGTATTCCATAATCCTGTGCAAGTCTATGAAACATCTGCACTTTCTCTTGATACGGTGCTTTAGACAGAACCATGTGCGCCCTGCCAAGATTATTAATCCAAGCTACTGGGTGGATATTCTGAGCCTGAAGTTCAGGAATAAACGGGCCAATGGCTTGGGTTAATTGTCTTGCATTGTCAGCTTCAGCCTTGTAAGCACTAACGCCACGCTTGTATTCAGCTTCCCTCTGATTGGCATATTCAGCAAACTTAGCAAATTCTTCCTTTTCTAAAGGTTTGCCTTCTTGCATTTTGTCCCATACATCCCTGTACTCTTTTTTCCAAGTAGTTGGGCGTTTTACTTCTTCGTCAGGAACATTACTAGCTTCTGCCACCAGTTCTTCTTCTTGAATACTATCTTTATCGGTGGAATCTTCGGAGTCTTTGGCTTTGAAGCGACCTTTTTCGTCACGGTCGTTGCTCTCGGTACTACTATTTTCTTCGTTTTCGGCTTGGATTGGATCGTCATTTACTTCTATCTCCTTTTCAATGGGTGCTTCAAGTGTGCCTTCTTCGGCTTGATCAAGTGCGGCTTCAATCATCTCTCTACGGTCTAATTCTTCACTCATTTAATGCTCCTTATCGTAATTTGGCGTGAGTTACTTCGGCAATAGTGCGTTTAAGATGCTCTCGCTCTTTAGTGCTTAATTCATGCTTTTTTTGTTGCATTGGTACATCATTACCAATCTCAACACAATGATTGCGCTTTAGGTTCTCTCTATGCTTTGATCGGGAAGATACCCATTGACCGTCAGCCATACTTATATGACCTTCAATATCAGACATCACCATAGGGGCTTCCCTAGTTTTCATAGCAACTTTGTCTAACCATGAAGCCTTTGCCGCTTCTAGTCCGATGGTAGGAGTCCACCACTCAATAAAGAAATCTTCGTCACTTTGTACGGCTTTTACATGGTTACCAGCTATCCAGCCACAATTAGGGCATTTCATTACATTCTCCTTATCAGTTCGGGGATTTTGTGCATCTCATCTTCTTCTACGGTAACAATGGAGTCATACCAAGTACCATGCTTCCAACGCCAGCACTTAAATTCTTTTCTAGGCATGATTACAACGGTCTTAACGCCCAAAGCACCTGCTAGGTGGGCTATGCCAGTATCTACCGTTACAAGACCTTTAAGAGCCTTTAAATGGCTTGCAGTCTTAGTCCAATCCTGTTTCCAGCCATCATTGGGTAGTGGTGTCCAAAACTTATCTTCTTCTACATTAAATGAGTAAGCATCGTCACCTATGATCTCCAAGACACGATCAGGGTGCAGAGTCCTAACATAATGCAAAATGCCCTTAGATGTAGACCAATTAATGCCGATCTTCTTGGGAATATTGCTAGGAATAGCGTCTAGATAACCTTCAGAACCTACTATTTTCTTGGTTGATAGTGGAAATAGGGCTTTAGCGTAGGATGGCGCAAGACTAATGTAGTAAGGAAGTGAAATCATCCCTAGCCAGTAGTCAGATTCGGTAGCAACGCCTTCTTCGGGCATATTAGTGAATTGATCTACACAATCTAGCTGACCAAATAGGTGATGTAGTGATCCGTGCTGGAGCATTACGACTTTTTTAGCCCCCATGACCTTCAAAAAGGGTAAGAATCGTGCGTACTGGATAATATCGCCAAAACCTTGCTCTGCAACAACGGTAATAGTCTTACCTAATAGGCTTTCACCACGCCAAACAGGCATTTTTAGGGGTTTAGCATAGCCTTCAAGTTGATTAGCCATTACTTCAGGATGCCAACGATACTCAAATAACCTAAATCCAGCTTCTAATCTGCCAGCGTGTAGGTGTTCGTAAGCCTTTTTATATTCCGTATGCGGATTTAGTGTAAGAGTAGTAATACGGATTCCTCATCGTCTAGTTCCTCTAGGCGTTTGGCTTCCAGTATCCGTAAATTTGTCTGTAATCTAGCAAATTCTTCTCTGTAAGCTACTGCCGCAAGGATATTTTCCCGTTGTGCTTCAAGGTAGCTTATAGACCGTTGTAAATCTTCTGTTTCAGCTAACGGTATATCAGCTTTAACCTCTTGTTTTAATTGTACTTTAGATTGCTTAACTTTTGCAACAGGTGATACTAGATCACGGATAGATTGCTTACGACTTGCGTTAGCATCCTTTATGGCTTTCTCTAGTAATCGTTGTCTTGCCTCAATTTTTTGTTGTATCTTCTGTATTCTGCGTAATTCTTCAGCTGTATACCAAGCGTCATCACCACCTACATGACTTGTAGATGGCGCAACATATACCTGAAAGGCATTGTTCTGAAACGCATTAGCCTGAAAAGCCGTTGAGAACATTAGAATGAATTATGTTTTATTCGGTTTAAATCAGCCCTTAAAATTTGCAAATTATTGTGCGTATGCAATCCACAAACATTTTTGCCTTTTAAAGGAACTATATGGTCTACATGGTATTCGATACCTAATGTAATCCATTTCATATATGCTGCAAAATCATAATATTGCTGTATTTTTTGTTTATCAGCCCACGCTGGGGTAGCTTTGTTTTTTAAAGCATATCTATATCTTGTATAAGAGGCTGTTTTGGCGGTATTATTTTTTCTCCAATCACACATAATTTTTAAGTGTTTTTCGTTGTTTTTAATTGCCCATGCCTTTTTTGTTTTTGCATATTTCCTACTTCTTTCTGTTTCACATAGTTTGCAATAAGAAGTTAAGCCGCTTTTGGCGTCTTTTCTAGGATAAAAACAGTTGTCATCTTTAATGACTTTGCATTTAGTGCAAGATTTCAAAATGTTCCCCCTGATACCCCTACAAATTTAGTAGCAGTAATTGTTGTTCCAGTAATTAGATTAGCCGCAGTTCCACCAATAGAAGGTGGGCTAGAAAGGTCTAATGTGCCACCTAATGTAAGGTTGCCTGACGATGTGACTGTGCCAGTTAAAGTTAAACCATTGACTGTTCCTGTACCGCCAACGCTAGTAACCGTGCCTGAACCTTTACCGTTAAATGTATTCCAGTCGGTGCTAGTTAAATATCCATTAGTTGTAGTATTTGCGGCCGCCATGCTAATAGCTGGGGTTGCACCACCTGAAGATACAACAGGAGCAGTACCAGTTACAGAAGTAACCGTTCCCTGTGGATTAGATGCAGTAGTAATGCTTGTTACACGCCCATAGGTATCGATTGTGACTACAGGAATTAAGGTAGATGAACCAGTTGTTCCAGCCGTTGCCACACCTGAAGCAAGGTCAATAACAGGAGTTACACCGCCTGTACTGGTTATACGACCAGTAGTTCCACTTACAGAATTAACATAAGTACCTGCGGCTTGTTTGCCATTAAAGGTATTCCAATCCGTAGAAGTCAGATAACCGCTTACAGAAGTCGTAGCGGCTGGCATCGAAATAGCAGGGGTTGTGCCACCACTAGAAACTACAGGGCTTGTGCCTGTAACGCTAGTGACTGTGCCTGTGGTTGGAGTTGTCCAAGTAGGGGTTGATCCGCTACCAGCAGAAGTTAATACTTGACCACTTGTACCAAAGTTTGTACTACCTGTAATACTTGTATTCAAGCCAATAGCACCAGTAGCATTGATTACATGGGCAGATTGACCGCTTGTTCCCCAAGCAAAATAGGTCTTATATCCGTTACCTGAACCGACTGTGACATCGCCATCGTGACCTGAAAAATAAACACCATTGTTTAAGCTAAAGAAGTCAGTAGGTGTTCCGCTTGAATACACGGATGAATTCATGCCAAATTCACCGTAATAGGTGGAATCTGTGCCTAAATCATTGCTCAATACATAGTTTGTAGATGCGCTAGCCGTTCCCGATTTGTTCTGCAATACAAACTGTAGATAGCTATTTGAAATCGATGCGCCTGAAGCAATAGGGCTATTTGAAGCATTAAAACTTAAGCTAGGCGTTGTACTTGTAGATCCGCTTGTGGATAAATAAGTAAATGCGCCTGATGATGCTGTGGTTGCCCCTATACTTGTGCCATTTATAGTACCGCCTGTAATAGCTACGGCATTGGCATTTTGAGTTGACATTGTGCCAAGACCGCTAATTGCAGTATTAGGAATGGTCGTAGATGCTGTGACATTGCCGCCAGTATTATTGGCATACATATAACCAGTAAGACCAGTTACCGCTAGATTTGTAGTGGTTAAGTTAGTAAAGGATTCGCTAGAAGAACCAGCAATTTTTTGCCATACGCCATTTTCAAAGATAGCCCAATCGCCTACTGCCCATCCGCTTACACCGTTTAATGTTGTATTACCCGCTACAGAAACAACATAGTAATAACCCGCAGTACCAACGCTAGAAACTAAAAGTGGACTATTTGTGCTTGCGTTCCATGTGCCTTGATAAGCAGGTGCATTTGTAGGCTGTGTACTGATACTGGTAATCTGACCTTGACTATTAACAGCAATAACAGGAATAACTGCCGCTGATCCATAAGTTCCAGCAGTTACGCCAGTATTAGCAATAAACAGAGTACCCGTTGTAGTAATAGGGCCGCCAGTTAAACCTGTACCCGATGCAACAGAAGTAACAGTTCCACCGCTTGATGGGCTTGTATTGGTAATTGTAAAGTTAGGGTATGTACCGCTAGTAGATATTCCAGTACCCGCATTTAATACGACCGTTTGATCAGGAGCAGTATTAGTAATGTTTAAAGTACCGCTAGTTGTAATCGGACTGCCAGTTACAGCTATTCCAGTTCCAGCAGTTGCCGCTACGCTAGTAACAGTTCCTAATGGGTTTGTAGCCCAAGAAGAATTAGTACCATCCGTAGTTAAGTATTTGCCACTATTGCCTGTTTGACTAGGAGCAAGGGCATTAAATCCATCATTGGCCGTAGATGCGCCCGTTCCACCATTGGTTACAGGTATAGTCCCCGTTAGTTGGTGGTCATCGTTCCAATTAGATGGCTGGACAATCGTTGGATCGCCAGCGTCAGGAATGGCACTAACGAACTTATGCTTGACTGTAATAGCCATGTTATTGAACTCCGATTATCTTACCGTCTTGTCCCCGCACGACTTGTTTAGGTCTATTGTGGTTTTCGTTTATTGTATTCACTAAGTCACCTAATGCTAAAGTCATCTGTTGATTGCTCTGACTAATGGCGTCTGCAATAGGTTTAAGTGGGTGTTCCATAGATTGTGCCATAGCTTCTTCAGATAAATAGGCTTGCGCTCCATCATCTTCTGCCGCACCAATTCTAGCGACTTCGATCTTAGCACCGTTATTAATGTGGGCTAACAAGACTTGAGTATTGCGCTCGGTGTTCATCTTCATCTGTGCTACCCTCATATCCATTTCGACTTGCTGACGGTTGCGCTGATCTTCCAATTGGAATTTAAGTTGATTTTCTTGGGCTTGATACTCTTGTTTAGCCTTCTCAAGTTCCATCTGCATCTGCATCTTTTGTTGCTCAAGTTGCATAGTCTGTTGAGCTTGTTGCTGTGATGCCTGTAATTTAGCTTGTTCAAGTTGCATCTGACCCTGAAGTTTCTGTTGTTCAGGTGTAGGTGGTTTAGGTTGACCTTCTTGTGCCTTAGCCTGTTCACGGAACTTATCAGCAGTTTCGTCAATGATTCCCTCAAGACCCTTACCAGCCTTGAACGCAGTAACAGCGAATTTAACCATCTCCATCAGCATTGGAGTCATTTCAGGGACAGCTTGTGCCGCTGGAATAACTTGTTGCATAAAGCCACCGATTGCACTCAAGAACTCCATACGATCCTGCTTTTCTTGCATCTCGTCTTGGAAAATCATCGAGTCTGAAGTTACTTCAATACGGAAGTTCTTAGCTGACTCATCACGCAGTAAGGCTAATGCTGGCTGGATGTACTGCTTATCCGTGTCAGATAACTGCATTGCACCTGAAATCTTGACAATCGTATCGTCTGTAAAGTGATTACAGATAATCTGTGCCTTAATAGACAGAAGTTCTGTAGCGAAATCCACTACTGCGTGTTGCATAGTCTTTAAGCGACCTGCGGCATTGTTAGACTTAATGACCTGTGCGCCTAGTGTTTCATTAGGATCGGTCTGTCCACGCTGGATGTCAGCGATACCCATAATCTCGTAGATTTGACCCTTGACTTGATCCATTGCCTGATAAGACATAGTTAAAGCACTAGCAATAGGAGCGATGTCTACAAGGTTAATAGCTCCTTGCATACCCTGTTTTTCAGCAAATGCGTTCCAGTTCTTGACTGGTAACAATGAATTGTTTTCGCCTTCAGAGAATAAACGGGCAAGACTTGGCTCAGATGCGTCATATACACCTCGAACTTTGAGAGCTTGAATAAATCCATCAATACGATCAGCAAGCGTGTCTAGCTGTCTTGCTTGATCTTGGTACAGTACAAAGTCAGGGATTGGAACTAATGAATCCGTAGTCAATGTAGAAAATAAAGGTTTAGGGCATGGCCAAAAGTTTTCTAGCTTTAATGGGTCAGAACGGGTATCAAGGATTTCACCCATAGACTTAGATAGCCAAATAACCTCACCTGAAGTCTTGTCCCATATCTCATAGATACAGGCTTCTTTTGCGCCTTCGCCCATCTTCTCGCTGAAAGACTTAGAAGTTTCAGGCTTTGTATCCAATGGGATACGACCACCTAATTCCTCACCAAAGCGTTCAACAAGCGCAGGTCTGCCTAGATAGACTTTACGCCATACTGCTGTTACTTCTTCCCATGTACGGGCAACAGTCAAGCCAAAGTCACGCCAATGAACATAGTCAACAGGAGCACACTCGTACTCTATGCGTTCCTGATCCTCACGGTACATACCGCCTTCGGTTTCTGCTTCGTCAATGTCCTCAGTAATCTCAAGACCATCTTCAGGCATATCCATGCCATCGGCTTCACTTCCGACAATATGTGGCTCATAACGAACCCAGCTAGTACCACGACCACCTAACAGACGATCGTTAACTGATTGATTCATAGCGGATTTGTAGTCACCGTAGTGGGTGATCTCGTAGTCCAATGCTCTCTCAAGCATCATAGAAGCTACTCTACCTATTGGATCGTTATCTCTGAACCTGCGGCTTACGTCAGGTCTAGGCAGTCTAGCAAAGATAGCTGGGGTAATAGTCTGTACATTACTCCACAGAATATTAAACTTTGCATTAGGGTTATTCCTAGTACGGCTGTCATCACGATACCGTTTAACAATCTTGTCGGCTCTACCTTCCCATTCTTTAAAGGTACGCTCGTACTGACCAATAGTGTTATACCAATCTTGGTATTCGTGTTCCATAGTAATCCTTAAGTAAAGTTGCCTGTAGCAAATACGGTAGCACCAGCACCAGTAGTAATCTTCCATGCTCCGCTTACTGACTGGGCATCAAGTGTCAGCATATATAAGCCAACAGGGGTAGTAGCGGTTGTAAGTGGGTAGGATATTGCGCCATCCAGTAGCGATACTGTGCCAGTAGTTAAGGCATTGACAGTAATAATAAGGTTGCTAACTATATCGCCTTTAGCACCAGTAACGCCTAATACTTGGGCAGTTTGTGATGCGGCAACAGTTTCATAATAGACTGCATAGGGTAGGGCTACGGCTGACATTAGATTCTCCTAAAGGTTTGTTTTGGTGTTTCTTTCCACATCTCGTTGAGCGTTACATCAGTTTGCCCGACATGAAGTCCCTTAATTCTTGAGTCTTTGAGGATAGGGCTGTCCTCATCTTTCCATACAATCGAGAGATAGCGAAACGCATCGGCAGAGTGACTCGTAAAATCATGTTTTGGGCGGTCATTAAAGCATTTTTTATCATCATTCCATTCCCGTTGATATTGACGCAAACATTCGATACCTTCTTCACATCTATTATCAAACCAAGTGCGAGTTAATGCAAGCCTTGTTGCCTGTATTCCATCCTGAATTGACAGGTTTGGAACGATTTTTAGATGTTTTATGTCGATTTTTGTCGCAAATTGTTCGATTATGCTCTTACCACCCGATGCCATAGTCTTGGCTCTAGCGTCATGCGGCAGGTAATGATAGCCATACTTGTATCCGAACTCATCTTCTTTTTGTGCGAGCAGTCCTGTATAGAATGGCACAGCCTGTCCGTTAGATGAGTGGTGATCTAGAACCCGTATCTCCCCATAAACCACCTGAAACCACCATATTGAAGTGGAGTCATTAAAACCCAAGTCCCAAGCAGTATGACAGGGGAACATAGGATCATAGTCAACAGTAGTAATTCGATCCAAGTCAGTAATCCTACGCATCTCTTGACCATAGTACGCCCCCATAATTGCCGCTTCAAATGAGCATAAGAACTCTTGTTCGTACTGGTTGCTAGACATTGTGGCTTGAGCATCTAGCAATTCAGCATCAGGAATCAGACCTGACTGGTCAGCCCTTAATGTCTTGACATACCAGTTGTCGCTCTTTAAAGCGTTGCTGTAGATGTCGTAAAAGGCGTTATGACCCTTTGGTGTACCAATAAACACAGCCCATGTCTGATAGCCGTTTAAACCGTTTCTATCTGTAAGCAATGGCCTAACAATCTCACCCCAAAGACGGGGTTTCATATCTGCGTATTCGTCTAAAACCACGCCATCAAGATAAAGACCACGCAAAGCATCAGGGTTATCAGCACCAAATAGCCGTATTTTTGCCCCATTGACCAGTTCTACCCATAATTCTGATTGATTAGCCTTAACAATGGCTGGCTCTGCAAACTTAAGTAAATAATCCCAAGCAATGTTTTTAGCTTGTGCGTAGTACGGGGCTATGTAAGCGTATCTGCCGTCAGGTTTCTTTTCCATGATAGCCCTGCGGATAATGTCGCAGATAGTAGCGCAAGTTTTCCCTGCTCTCCTGTGGCAGACCAATACAGCCCAACGTTCTTTTCTTTGGTGAAAGTCTAAAAAAGCATCCCTAGCCTTGTAGGGGTACTCATACTTTTTAACTATCTCAGTCAAGGAATTTATGTTCGTGAATTACTTTGACTGGCTCATCCTGTGGGCTAGTGTGTTCTGTCCTAGCTAACTTAGGAACGTGGTATTCAGCTACTTGCATAAAGCAATCAAACGCAACTTTAGGGCCTAGCTTCTCGTTCATAGCGATCTCGTCAAGCCATTGTTGTAGTTTGTCTGCGTTACCATCCACGAACTTAGCGATCGCTTCTCTAGCGAGTGCTGTGGACTTATTAGGCGTACCTACAGATCGACCGCCTGTCTTAATTCTAGTTTTATCTACTTTAGATTCCATACCTTTACCAAGTGGTTGATTAAGATAAGTTAATTCTACTTGTTTCTGAGGGTTTGTGCTAGTGCTTGTGGATCAAATTGTATATTGACATCCCTACCATCATTGCCTATATAAGCATTAGCTATTTGACTGGCTAGACTAGCTGGGGTTAATTGATAATCAGATGCTCTTTTAACAACTTCTATAGGTTTTTGATACCACGGCATTTTTTCATAGTCATTAACATCATTTATGCGGCTATCGTTATTAAAGTCGTATTTATCTGTAATAACAGTTTTATTTGGGCTAGACTGGTAATTAAACCTACCTAAAACATTATGCAAATCGGTTTGTTTGTCATATTGTGGGTCATAGCTATACACAAACTTATCATAGTCTTTATATTGCCCTGACTTGCCACCACGCTTTTGAGATTGTCCAATAACATCTTGCATAGCCATTAATTCAGCATTAGTAAAGTTCTTTTCCGTAATTGGATCACGGTTACCAGCTAATGTGCTTACAAATGTTCTAGTGCTGGCAGGAACTATATTACGAAACTGCTCAGTCAATATGTCACTAATTGAAGCCATTATTCAAGTCCATCTACTTGTTGTTGTATTAATTCTTTACGGCTAGGTGGTGTAGTCATATAAGACTTTAATGCGTCTAATGATTTAAGTTGTTCAGGGTTATATGCCAATGCTTTGTTGATTTCTTCAGGCCATTGACCTACTGTATATCCACGCAATGCTGAATCAGTAGCATTTTGAATGGCATCTGTTTCGGGGCGGCCTTCATCTAATGTAGCTTGGTAATCTAATGCGTGTTCTTTTAATGTATTTAGTTGTTCAGGTGACCAAGACTTTATTAATGTTTCCCTAGTCTGATTAGCCATAGGATCAATATGAAGCATCTCTGCGGCTAAATCATGGTGAGTAAATTGGTCAGGTTTAAATACTTCTACGCCCACTCTATCAATTGGTAATGCTTGATGCTTATTAAAGCCACCTTCAGGTAATGGCGCACCAGTTTCACCTACTGGATATGTTTCAGCAAAACCCCTATTTTCGGCAGGATTTACCACTACCATAGGATTGTGCCTTGCAACAAAAGGATATGCTTGCGTTGCTTGATTAAGCAGATTTGTTGCGTAATCAGCCATTACTTAACTTCTTTATCTAAGTCTTTGAGTTTATTGGCGATCAGCTTTCTACGGGCGATACGATCAGCTTGATTCTTTTCTAACGTAGTTTCTTTATGATTACGCAATAAAGCGTTTTCTTTCTTGTATTTGTGTTCCATTGGCTTCATTTGTAATCTTTCATTGCTTGTCTATAGCGGCACGAATGGCATCTTTGCGATTCATTTTTTAGTAAACTTTTCGAGTTCTAAAGCTAATCTAGCTCTACGACCTTCTTTACCTTTAGCTTCTGCCGCTTTTTCAAGTTTGCCTTTAGGAATTGTTTTACCTTCAGGAATGCCTAATTCTTTTTTTAATGCGCCTTTATGTTTAATTGCACCTGCAATCCAGTTAACCATTACATTTCTCCCATTTCAGTCTTTTTAGACTCTTTTTTGGTTTCGCCTTTTTCTTCACTAGACTTCATGTGCTTTTCGTATTCGGCTTGAATCTTAGCTCTGCGACCACCTTTAGCCTTATCTTGTACGCTTAAAGCGATAGCAAGTGCTTGTTTTGCTGGCTTACCAGCGGCTTCTTCGGTTTTAATGTTTTCACCTACTGCGGCAGGGGATTTTGATTTTACGAGTGGCATGATAGACCTTAGTTAAACGCTGTAATCTAATTTTATAACACTTTTTGGATTACTCCTAGTGCTCTTAGTGCGGCATCAACGCTGTCAACACGAGCAATTGGGCCGCCCTTCCAGTCTGCCATAAACTTTAATTGGTCGGGTGTGAACTTAGCCTTAGAGTCACGCTTGATCTCCATCAACATAGTTTCGTTACCAAATCCCACCAAAATATCAGGACACCCATGCTTCATTGCCGCTAGGGACAAGACTGAAGCACCAGCCTGTCTTAATGCCGCCACAATTTCTTTGTGATTTGTATCAATTCGTGCGTATGTCATTGATTTACCTTTAAAATAGATTAGTATTAGCTAACTTTATCATTAAAGGTAAGTCATGGCACAAAAACCATTGTCAAGGGCAGAATTGCAAGAAGCCTTAAATGCTTATGCAAAGATAGGAACTAAGACTGGGGCGGCTAAAGTATTAGGAATTAACCCCAATACCTTTAATACAAGAGTTAGGGTAGCCAAGTCTATTGGTTTACAGCCCACAATCAAGGTAGCTAACAAAGAACTGACCGAACTTTTAGAAGCGCAAGATAAGATCAGACAGCTTGAGTCTATGCTTAACGGTCAAGAAGAAGAAAAGTTAACATCGGACTATATCAAAAAAGTGATATTAAAGATGTCTACCGCCAAGACTTCTACGCCAAACTGGTTAGTTAAGCCAGTTAAAGGTAAGACAGTAGCAGGTATCCCAACCTTATTTGCATCGGATTGGCATTGGGGTGAGGTTGTAGACCCTAATCAAATCAACGGTGTGAATGAATACAATGTTGCTATAGCCCAAGATCGTGCTAGGGTCATGGTAGAAAAGGCAATAGATTTACTTAAAAACCATGTAGCACATTCAAATTATGAAGGAATTGTCTTTGTGCTGGGTGGGGACATGGTATCGGGTGACATCCACGAGGAGTTGATGGCTACAAACTCAATGGAAATCATGCCGACAGTCTTAGATTTGTTCGGAGTCTTATGTTGGTGTATTCAAACACTAGCAGATGAGTTCGGAAATGTCTTTATTCCGTGCGTAAGTGGCAATCATGGGCGCAACACGCACAAAATCAGGGCAAAGGG